TTTAAACCAGATGTTACATTACTTAAAGACCACAGAAGTAAACCTTGGATATATGATTACACAAAAGCACAATGTAAGTATATGCTAGGCGAAGCAAGGTCAAAATTTGCCACTATTGCTGGCCCACAAGGCGGAACTAGTTTAAACGGTGATTCTTTAAAGCAAGAAGCCGCGGCAGAAATTGAAAAACTAGAACAAGACCTACTTAACTATACAGAAGGCGGACTGCCTCTCAGTTTCGTTATAGGTTAATCATACAAACTTCAAAAGAAACAATTTGGCATTTTGTTTGTGATCACTGTAAAGGGTGGTGGTCTATAGCATCAATGGATGATTGGAAACCAAAAGACCTTTATTGTACACATTGTGGTAAAAAATCCAAAGTAGAAGAAAAAACTCTTGACATTGTAGATAAAAATTAGTATACTGTTTGTATGCTTATTGGAATATGTGGTTTGATCGGTAATGGTAAAGGTACTGTAGCCGATTATCTTGTTGAAAAACATCAATTTGAAAAATTAAGTTTTGCTGACAGTTTAAAAGATGGCGTTTCTGCTGTTTTTGGCTGGGATAGAGAAATGCTTGAAGGCGAAACAGTTAAAAGTCGTAAATGGCGTGAAGAAATAGATCTGTTTTGGACCAAAGAAACAGGCAGAGATATAACACCTAGATTAGTACTACAGTTATTTGGAACTGACTGTATGAGAAATGGCTTTTTTGATGGAGTATGGGTAAGTCTAGTTAAACAGAAAATTACACAAAATCCTAATAAAAACTATGTTATACCAGATTGTAGATTTTACAACGAATTACAAATGGTAACTGACTTAGGCGGCCAAGCCTGGGAAGTTTGGCGTAGTGTTAAACGCCCAGATTGGTGGGACACTGCTAGAAAAGACAACACAGAAAATACAAATAATATGGGCAAAAACCACCCAGAAGTTCATGCTAGTGAATGGCGTTGGGCAGGGTGGGATTTCAATGCTACTATAAACAATACTGGCACTGTAGAAGATCTACATAATTTTATTAATCAGGAACTAAACCGCCAGCAGTAATACGCCAACCTTCATTTTTTATAGTTACTTTACAATTTAAGCAGATAGTTTTTAAATTACTAATACGCTGATTTGCTTTGTTACCATCTAGATAGTATATTAAAAAGTGTTCAGGATGATTGCTTTTAAATCCACAATGGTCACATTCTTTCTTTTTAACATATCCTAATGTACGATAAGATGTAGGTTTTTTGTTATTCCTAACACAACTATCACACATCTTTCTATAGTAAATTTTACTGTTTCTTTTGTAGTTAACCGCGGCTGGCTTACCACACTGTATACAATTAGGCCTGCTCATACGAGTATTTATACGCTGGTGCCCTTTATAAAGGGCATTCTTTTTGAGCATTTTAAGACAAAAACAATAAATACATTATATAATTATTAACCAAAGTGAGGAAAACAAAATGGCTTTAATATCACCGGGTATACAAGTTAGCGTCACAGACGAATCCCAATACGCTCCAACGGCGGCTGGCACGATTCCAATGTTAGTGATTGCTTCAGCCCAAGACAAAACAAGTGGTACAGGCACAGGAACAGCCGTAGGTACTACAAAGGCTAACGCCGAAAAAACATATTTAATTGGAAGTCAAAGAGAACTAGTTTCTACGTTTGGCGAACCAACTTTTTACAAATCAAACAGTGGAACAGCATTACATGGTAATGAACTGAACGAGTACGGTTTAATGGCCGCTTACAGTTTATTAGGTGTTTCTAACAGAGCATACATTGTAAGAGCTGACGTTAACACAGCAGAACTAAAATCATCTTCAGGAAGACCAACTGGTGTACCTGCGGCTGGTACATATTGGTTTGATACAAGCAAGACACTATTTGGTGTTCAAGTTTGGAATCAATCAACACAAAAGTTTGCTAACGTAGTTCCAAAAGTAATTACTGATTCAAATGACATTGATTCAAGTGTACCAAAAACAAGTTTTGGTAACATTGGCGATTATGCCATTGATGCTACTAATACACAAAATCCATTGTTTTACAAAAAAGCAAACAACACATGGACACAGGTAGGTACAACTGGTTGGCAAAAATCTTTCCCAACTATTAAAGGTACAGTAAGTTCACCGACTTTAACAAATGGTCATACTATTGTTATTAACGGTCAAACAGTAACTTTATCAGGAACAACAGTTACAGCATTAGCATCAAACATTGATGCTGAAGGAATACCAGGCGTTACAGCAAGTGTTGTTAACAATAAATTAGAAATATATGCGGATACAAATGCTACAAGTGATAGTTCCAACAGTGGTGTTGTAGTTCTAGCAAATGGCTCTGGCTCAATCCTCACTGATGCTGGCCTAACTGCTGGTACATATAACAATCCAACACTTGTTATTGCTCCTCATACTAGCGTTCCTGAATTTAAAACAAATGATTCTACTCCAAGACCAAGTGGTTCTATGTGGATCAAAACTACTACACCTAACACAGGTGCTAATTTCTCAATTAGCAAGTACAATTCAACTACAAACTTATTTGAATCTGTTACTGCTCCGCTTTACCAAAATGATTGGTCAGCGGGTGAGGCATTAGACAAAGCAGGCAACGGCATTAATATTGCTGAAGGTTCTGTTTATGTACAGTATGATCCAGCAGATAACCAAAGAGCAGGATATAAGTTTTTTGTAAGACACGCTAAAGGTGTAACAACAGCAACAGGAACTGAAAATCCAACATTAACAGCAAGTGACCAGTTTAGCATTAGAGTAAGTGACTCAACTGGCGCTTTAACATCAGCACAAACTGTAACACTAACAGGTGCTACAGCAGAAAGTTTTGTGTCAGACGTTAATGCTTTAAATATTACTAACTTAACTTGTACAAGAGACAGCAAAACAAATGCTATTACATTCCAACATGATCACGGTGGTGTAATTGTATTTGCTGGAATTACAGGTACTCCACTAGCAGACGCTGGTTTTAGTACTACATTAGATACAGTTAAGGGTACAGCAGATGGTACTGGTTTACAAGTTTCAAACTGGAAAGCATTTACATACTCAGCAAGTAGCACACAACCAACAAGTGACCCGGCAAACGGAGCATTATGGTACAATGGTACTTTTGCTGATGTTGATATTATGATTCATGATGGTAGTGCTTGGAAAGGTTACCAAACTGTAACTACAGATGCTAGAGGATTTAACTTGTCAAACACAGACCCTAAAGGTCCTATTGTTTCAGCAAGTGAGCCAACAGCACAAAGTGATAGCACAGCATTAGTATATGGTGACATTTGGGTTGACACAGGAAGTTTAGATGACCATCCAAAAATTTACAGATGGGAATCAGTTGACTCAGAAGACAAATGGGTACTAATTGATAACAGTGACCAAACTACTGAAAACGGTATTTTGTTTGCTGACTTTAGATTCCATGACAGTGCTACTGATGATGTAACAACATCAGATATGACACCAATTACAACATTATTATCAAGCAACTACTTAGACTTAGATGCTCCAAGTGCCTCTTTATATCCAAAAGGTATGTTAGCATTTAACCTAAGAAGAAGTTCAGGTAACGTTAAACAGTATAAGAAAAATTACTTTAATGCTACTGACTATGCTGGAAAAGTTCTTCCAACAGAGAAAAATGCTTGGGTAACTGTTTCAGGATTACAAAACGACGGATCACCGTTTATGGGTAGATTTGCTCAGCGTAACGTAATTGTAGCGGCGATGAAATCAACTTTAGATACATCAGCAGAATTACGTGAAGAGCAAAGAAACTACAACGTATTAGCGGCTCCAGGATATCCTGAAGTAATTCAAAACATGGTTAAACTAAACAATGAAAGACGTAACACAGGCTTTATTGTTGGTGATACACCATTTAGATTAGCGCCTAACAGTACAGATGTTCAAAACTGGGCAACTAACACTAAACTAGCAGTTGACAACAACGAAAATGGTTTAGTTACAGCAGATACTTACTTAGGTGTGTTTTATCCATCAGGTAGAACTACAGACTTAGACGGTAACGGAATTGTTGTTCCACCAAGTCATATGATTCTAAGAACGTTATTACGTTCAGATGAAGCATCGTTCCCATGGTTTGCTCCAGCAGGTACAAGACGTGGTGGCGTAGATAACGCTACAGCACTAGGGTATATTGATTCAGCAGAAGGCGAGTTTAAAACAGTTGGTATTAGAGAATCTTTAAGAGATACTTTATACGAAAACAAAATTAATCCAATTGCTTTCTTCCCAGGAACTGGTATACTTAACTTTGGTAACAAGACAAGACACAGTGGTGCTTCAGCACTAGATAGAATTAACGTGGCAAGACTTGTTGCTTATGTTAGAGAAAGACTAGGCGAGATTACAAAACCGTTTATATTTGAACCAAACGATAAGTTAACTAGAGACGAAATCAAAGGTGTAGTTGAATCACTAATGAATGATTTAGTTGCTAAACGTGGTTTATTTGACTACTTGGTTGTATGTGATGAAACTAACAACACGCCAGACAGAATAGATAGAAACGAACTATACATTGACGTTGCTATTGAGCCTGTTAAAGCAGTTGAGTTCATTTACATTCCGATTAGAATTCAAAATACTGGTTCAATCTCAGGTGTTTAATATAAAATAAATCAATTAAATAGGGCCGCAAATGGCCCTATTTTTTTGGTCCCAATAAAAGATAAATATTAGTATAATAAAAGGAGACACGAAATGTCAGTAAGTTCATTGAACAAATTTACTGTTCCTCTAGCAGGTGGGCAGAGTGCATCATCACAAGGCCTACTAATGCCAAAACTTAAATATCGCTTTAGAGTGAGTTTTGAAAACTTTGGTGTAACAACATCAAAAGCAGAACTTACTAAACAGGTTATGGATGTAACCCGTCCAAGCGTAAACTTTGAACAGATTCCTGTCGATGTGTACAACTCAAAGATTAACATCATTGGTAAACACACATGGGATCCTATCACAGTTAATTTAAGAGATGACGTTTCAGGTAATGTAACTAAACTAGTAGGCGAGCAAGTTCAGAAGCAATTTGACTTCTTAGAGCAGGCTTCAGCAAGTGCTGGAATTGACTATAAGTTTATAACACGTTTTGAAATCTTAGATGGTGGTAATGGCGCGGCGGCACCAACTGCTTTAGAAGAATGGGAACTTTACGGTTGCTATGTTGAAAACGTAAATTACAACGACCTAAACTATGCTAGTTCCGAGGCGGCTACAATTACAATGTCTGTAAGATTTGACAATGCTGTACAAATCCCTTCAGGCGCTGGCGGTAGCGGTATTGGTTCAGCAGTGGCTAGAGCGGCAGGTTCAGTTATAACAGGATAAGGATAATACCATGGCGGGAATGAATGCTTTTCTGAACGCCCTAACTGGTAGAAAGTCTGTTAGAGACTACCAACACGCCTCTAGAACTTTTAGAGACGGTAATTTTCGATTACTACCAAAACAAAAGTTTTTATTTTACGTGGTCTTTAACCTTTCGCCAACAGCGGCGGCTATAGTTAAAGACGAAACTAAAAGAGAGATTAGTATGTTGGTCAAGTCAGTAGATTTGCCAACATACACTTTTGACGTACAAACTTTTAATCAATATAATCGACATAGGCACGTTCAAACAAAATTAAATTTTAATCCAATAAACATTAGACTTCATGATGACATGAAGGATATCACACGAAATATGTGGTATGCTTATATGGATTACTACTATTCAGATCAAGCATACGAAAATTTTGCTACTTATAGATACAAAGATTTATATGATCAAAGAATAGCAAGAGTGTTTGGTTATGAAAGAGCCAACAAAGAACCTTTCTTTGACGATATTAGAATTTACAGTATATACGATAAAAAATTTACTGAGTATAGTTTAATTAATCCTATACTTACAAACTTTAACCACGACAGTCATGATCACACACAAAGTGATTTGTTAGAGAACCAAATGACTGTAACGTTTGAACTTGTAAAATATGCTACAGGAATGATAGGCGGTACAGGCACACCGACAGGGTTTGGTGAACTACACTATGATAAAGAGCCAAGTCCTTTATCTCCAGCAGGTGGAGGAAGTGCTTCTGTATTTGGTTTAGGAGGCATTATGGATGCTACAGCATCTATTAGTAAAGATTTAGCCGGAGGAAACTTTGGTAGTGCGGCAATACAAGGTTTGAGAACATTTCAAAATTTCCAAAATGTTGATTTAAAATCTTTTGTTTCAAGTGAAATTAATCAAGGAATTAAAAAAGCATTAAAAGGAGAAAATCCTTTTGCCTTTCCTGGTACTGAGAGTAATGGTAAGTTAAAATACAATCCATTACCAGAATCAAGTACATTAGCCGGAACAGCAGAAGTGTACGGTGAACAGGGTGAAGCAATTGGTAATCCTAACATAGCACAGTTAACACAGCCAGCATTTGTTCCAGCAGATGGAACAGCAGAAGGATCTAACAGCAGAGTACAAGTTGGCGCTAATATGAGTACACAAGAAAAAGTGGCTCTAGCGGCAGTGGGAGGATTCTTAGCAGGAGGTAACTGGAAAACGGCGGCACTAGCCGGCGCGGCAGTTTATCTTAATGAAACTCAAACAAAAGGCGGCGTTACTAACCAAGACAATTTACCAGATGGTGGCGTTGGTGTTAATGCTAACAACACAGCAAGTTCGGCCAGCGGTGTCGCGACAGCAAGTGGCGGAACACAAGTAGAAAGAATACCTCCAGGATACGAGCCATGGGATGGTACTATTAGAAATAATGCTGAAACAGGTGAAAAAGATCAATTGAAAAACGTAGGTGGCAAAACTTATGTAAAACGTGCTGGCACTTACATACCAGAGGCAGGTGAATAATGGAAAACTTATACGCTCAAACAAACTTACCACCTAGAGAAACACCAGAGAAACAAAGTACGTTAGAAAGATTTAACGGTTACGAAAATCAAGAAATTGCCATCGACAGTCAAAAATATGATTTTGCTTTTTCTTACTTTAAAGAAAAAACAAAAGATGAATCAGTAGCACATAACTTAACTGATACACTATTTGAAATAAGTTACAATGGTGGTTATGATGCTATGGAACTTTTAGATAGTTTTAGAAATTCAACACTTGATGATGTACAAAAAAATTTAATATCTATTGTAAACAGTTATAGACTTAATACAAGTGTATTAGGTTTTGCTAACAACAGAACACCAAATCACAAAGTAGTTAGGAACATATTAGCATGATCCGAGGCGGTAAATTCGCCAGCGGTAAATTCACGTTAACCAATCCTGAAAAATACGCTGGCACTAAAACACCAACTTACAGATCAAGTTGGGAATGGACATTTATGAATTTTTGTGACAAGAACCCAAACGTGATTGCTTGGGCGAGTGAGTCAATTAAAATTCCATACAAGCACCCATTGACGGGAAAAAACACAGTTTACGTTCCGGACTTTTTTGTACAGTATCAAGATGCTAACGGCAAACGTAGAACAGAACTTGTTGAAATAAAACCGTCATCACAAAGTACTATGGAAGCGGCCGGAAGAAGTAAACGTAATCAATTAAGTGTTGCTGTTAATAATGTTAAATGGCAGGCCGCAACTGCTTGGTGTAAGCAAAAAAGAATACGTTTTAGAGTAATAACAGAAAACGATTTATTCCACCAAGGCGGAAATAGACGCTAAATACTTTTATAATTAAGTGAGTATATAATGACTAAAAAATTAGAAGAACTATTAAACGTTGCTCCTGCTGATGAAGATCCAACAGATAAACTTCCTGTAGAAGTGGATCCTGAAGAATCAAAAGACCAAATTGTAGAACTTGAAAAAAACTTACAAGATGTTGATAATATTGAAAAAGCATTATCAACTGTTGAGTTAAACGACAAAACAAACGATATAGAGTTAGACGATATAGCAACAAAAGCCGATGAAACATTTGATAACTTAATGGACTTAGGTATGAATGTAGAGGCGAGATTTAGCGGTCAAATATTTGATACTGCTAGTAAGATGTTACAAATTAAACTTAATGCTAAACAAAGCAAAGTAGACAAAAAACTTAAAATGCTTGAATTACAGATCCGTAAAAAGGCCTTAGACGCTAGAATTGACAGAGATACGGGCCAAAACGGTGCCGTAAACGGCGATGCTACAGTTATTAGTCGTAACGAATTATTAGACAGAATACTCAACAAAGATAATAAATAGTTATAATACATCGGAGACGAAAAAAATGAAAGATTTTAAACAATACTTAACAGAGGCAACTCAAGAATATAAATTTAAAGTTAAACTTGCTCTAGCATTAGAAGACAAAACAATTGATATGATTGAAAGAGTGCTTGGAAAGTATGACGTTGTTGACATTACAAAACCTAGTCAGACTCCGATACAAGAACATCCAATGGATTTTCAAAATTTAAGAAACTCAGAAGTTACTATGTTTGAAGTAACCTTAAACTATCCTACAACACCTGCTACACTACATCAAGATTTAGTAAACCTAGTAGGTATCCCAGGAAGCCACTTAGTTGTTATAAACAGCAATCACCCAGAAGAAATTGCTAGGGAAGAAAAAGCGGCAGAAGGCGAAAGCGAATATACTTCAAAATTAGAAAGTGATTATGAAGAAGGCGAAGCACCTAAAGAATATAAATTAGGCTTCATTAAAGAAATAACAAAAGAAACCCCAGAATTTGAAATTGCTGGCAAAGGAGAAAAGTAATGGACAGTAAATATGTAGACTTACACAAAATTGCGGCAATCTTCAGAGGCATTCAAGAAGAAGAGTATGCTAAAAAAGAAGTTGATGTCGCTGACACAATGGAAGATGCTGTAGAAGAAGATAACGCTTTTAACACAGCGGCGGCAAAGGCGGCCTTAGCAGGTGAAAAAGAATTTTCATTTAACGGTAAAAAATATCCTGTTAAAATGAGCAAAGAAGAAGCCAAAAAATTAATGGACGATGCTGTTAATTCAGAAGAGCCAGTAGTTGAAGAACCAAAAGAAGAAGATGAAGAGACTGCTGAAATACTGAAAAAAGGCATGGAAGATGAAATGGCCGATGAGATTAAAGACAAAATCGAAGACGACGAAGAAAGTACAGATGAAGCAGAAGTATCTGAAGAGCCACAAGGCGAGCAGGTTGCTGTAATGAGTACAGACACGTTAGCACAAATTTTAAACTTAGCAGGTGTTAAGCCGGTTACTGATGCTGACATCAATCAGCCAGAAGGTGAAGCAGAAGAAGTTGAAGAATATTCTAACTCACCTGAAGAAGAATATGCTGATACAGATTTTATGACAAATAAATTAGCAGGCGGTGTTAATCGTCCTAAGAAATTTCCTAATGTAGGAAATCAAGGACACAATGATTTAGTACAACGTCTAACTAAAGCATATAACGAGCAAAAAGAAGACTAAGACAATGAAAGGCTCTTTTAAAGAATACGTTGAAAAAGCACAGTATGAAAATGAAGGACCTGTCGAGGGAGATCGTATAGAACTTCAAGTTAATGAAGAACTAGCGATAGAATGTAGTTGCCAACGTGAAGGCGACAACATTAACTTACAAGTTGACGAATTAGGCTATGAAATACTAGACAGATTAGGCTTGTTAAATGATCACGATGAACAAATTGAAACAATTGATAGCATAAAAGAAATTGAACAAGATTTACAAGACGCTGAATACCAAGGCAAGAAAGTACAATTAGGCAAACCAATTAGAGGTGGCTCGAAGAAGTTTTATGTTTATGTGAAAGACCCTAAAACTAAAAACGTTAAAAAAGTTTCATTTGGAGACACTACAGGATTATCAATTAAAAGAGACGATCCTGCTAGACGAAAGAGCTTTCGAGCAAGGCATAACTGTTCTAACCCAGGCCCAAGAACAAAGGCAAGATATTGGTCTTGTAGAATGTGGTCTAAAAAACCAGTTTCAAAGATTACTAAAGGTAAAAAATAATTAAGCCGCTTTTGATATAGGCAAATAAGTTACCCAACTCTTATGTTTAATAGCGAAGGGTTGGGTTTTTCTTTGACCAACTAAATGAAAATAGTCGGGTTCAAAAGGTTCTCTTATAGGAGACATCAACCCATTTCCTTTTTTAGTGTTACAATCTTTACAAGCAGTAACACAGTTATTCCAAGAAGTTTTACCTCCTCTACTTAAAGGTATAACATGATCGATAGTTAATTCATTATAAGAAAATGTATCAGCACAATATTGACATTGATATAAATCACGTAGATACATATTGTGCCTTTTAAATTTTACTTTTTTTCTAAAGTTAAAAAATTCTTTTGTTACTATCACAGCAGGCACTGGCATAGTTAAATTAGGACTATGAATATCCCAATCTTCGTAAGATTCTAAAACGTTCACACGCTCTAGAAACATCAGTTTTACGGCTTGTTTCCATGGTATAACTGATAATGGTAGATAATTGAGTGGCTGATGATCGCCGTTTAAGACTAAAGTATCCATCTTACTTGTATTTACTTCTGGTTTATTTTTTGGAATCAACTTCTGTACAGAAGATAAGTATTATTATGAAGGTGTTTATTGATGATAAGATAGTCACCATCCAGGTGTTTTATTATATGCCAGATTATGTTCATGTAATTAATGAGTTTATCTGGCAGACAGAAGACGTGGCACCTAAGTTTCCTAGGAGCATGAAATTTATAAGATTCTGGCATAAGGAAATAGATGCTGTAATAAAAGAAGCATATCTATCCCATACAAACTATTGGGGCGGAACAGAATTTATTAATGTAGATAAAGTGTATAAAGTATAATGGCAAGTAAAAGTTTAGACGGTGTTTTAGTAAAGAAAGCCAACAAAGGGCAATCGTTTACTGAACCTCAATTAGAAGAGTTTATGAAATGTGCTGACTCTAAAACAGGGCCAGATCATTTTCTTGAACATTATTTTTACATTCAACATCCAGTTGCTGGAAAGATGCTTTACAAACCTTATAAGTTTCAAAAAGGACTTGTAGACAATTATCATAATTATAGATTTAGTATTAACCTGTTAAGTAGGCAAATGGGTAAAACTACAACAGCGGCAGGGTATCTGCTTTGGTACGCTATGTTTATTCCTGACAGTGTAATATTAATTGCGGCACACAAATATTCAGGTGCTCAAGAAATCATGCAACGTATACGTTATGGATATGAACTTTGTCCTGATCATATTAGAGCAGGAGTTACAAACTACAACAAAGGTTCAATTGAATTTGAAAACGGTAGTAGAATTGTAGCACAGGCAACTACAGAAAACACAGGCAGAGGTATGTCTATTACAATGTTGTACTGTGATGAGTTTGCCTTTGTGAGAAATAATATTGCTACGGAATTTTGGACTTCAATTTCTCCTACACTAGCAACAGGTGGTAAAGCGATTATTACTTCAACACCAAACTCAGATGAAGATCAATTTTGGTTATTGTGGACAGAAGCAAATAAAACACTAGACAATTTTGGTAATGATCAAGATGTAGGTGTTAATGGCTTTAAGTCTTATAAAACATTATGGAATGAACACCCTGATCGTGATGATAAATGGGCAGAAGATGAACGAGGAAGAATTGGTATAGAGAGGTTCAAACGTGAACACGAATGTGAGCCGATTATATACGACGAAACGTTGATCAATCCTATTATACTTGCTAGTTTAGAAGGCAGAGAACCACTGTTCAAACAAGGACAAATACGTTGGTACAGTAAACCTAAAAAAGGAAAAACTTATGTTGTAGGTTTAGATCCTAGTTTAGGAACAGGAGGCGACTTTAGTGCTATACAAGTTTTTGAATTACCTGGAATGGTACAAGTAGCAGAGTGGCAACATAATAAAACAACGGTACAACAGCAAGTAAACGTAATAAAACAGTTAACAAAATACATTTATGGTATTACGGGTGATAACAACAGCATCTACTACAGCGTAGAAAACAATACGCTAGGAGAAGCGGCTCTTGTTGCTATTGCTGAAATAGGTGAAGAAAATATACACGGTTATTTTATGAGCGAACCTGCTAGAAGTGGTCACGTTAGACGCTTTAGAAAAGGATTTAACACAACACACAAATCAAAGTTAAGTTCATGTAGCAAGTTAAAAGAATTAATGGAAAACAATAAACTTACTGTACACAGTAAAAGTTTAATATCACAACTAAAAACATTCGTTGCTAGTGGCAATAGTTTCCAAGGAAAGCCTGGAGAACACGATGATTTAGTTATGGCACTGGTTTTAGCACTAAGAGTAGCAACATTTTTAGGCAGTTATGACCCTCAAATACAGCAAGATATGAGATCTAGTGAGGATGACTATATCGAGCCTATGCCGTTTGTGATAATATAATGGTAAATAATAGTATGGAACTGATTAACAAAATTGCTGATAACTTATATCAGAATATTGCTAGTAAATTTGGCGCTGTAAATATCGCCGATGTTAATGCTTCTAGTGTAATAGAAAGCAGTCAAGCAAGGTTATTTGACTTTAACTTCGTTGTAGAAGGTGAAAATTACGGTCCAGTAACAATAAGCATAATTGATCCTAAAAATTTTACAATTTATTTTAGTGAGGGTTTAAGCGGATCATTACCTGAAACAATACAAGATAGTTGGTTTGGGTTTTTAAAAGAAATGAGGCAATTTGCCAAAAGACATATGATGAATTTCGATGTTAGAAATATTGGCAAGAATCAGTTAGACAAGAGAGATTACGAGGCTATTACTAAAAATAGCTCACAATATACAACGGATGAAATTACTATGGAATCAGTCAGCAAATTATTTGGTTCTACAAAAACAAGTTATCAAACTGTAGAATCAGCAAGAATTATTATTAAACATAGAACAGCGGTAGATGAAGATAAAGCAGGCTCTAGAAGTAGACAAGTACAAAGTGTTTACATTGAAAACTCTGCTAAGGAAAGATTTAAATTTCCGTTCAAACACTTACCAGGTGCTAGAGCAATGGCAAGGCACGTTTCCGCTGGTGGTAACCCACATGATGAGTTGGGCAAACACATAATTGAAAACGTAAAAGAAATGTATGACTTGAGAAACTTTGTTCGTAAACTAGAACGTGCTGACGGTTTTACAAACGACGAAGCAAAAGAAGTTATTCACGACGCTAAGAAACGTTACCAAGGTTTAAAACAAACAATCTTAACACTTGGTAAAACAAACGGTTATAAAAATTATGCTGAAAACTTTCAGCCCACAGAAGCAGAATTTGACGAATCTGAAATTGATAGTCTTAAAGACAAACTTGTTAGACAAGTTGATCAATCAGATTTAACTGATGTGCTTCCAAGTGTTTTAAAAGCAACTAGAAAAGTTAAAGAAGACGCTAGTGCTTTAAATGACTACCTAGCAGGCAAAAAGAAATTTACAGTCAAGCCTGATGAAGAAGAAGATGCTATAATTAAAAAGACTTTAGATTTTGTTAGAAAAACAAAAACAAAAAGTCCTAACGATACACAAGGATTGGATCATAGAGAAAATCCGCTACACGGTTTAATTAGACGAATCTTGGTAACTCTTAGTAAAAGAACAACAGATGATGAATTAGCAAGAGCAATATTCAACATTGATACAGACTTTACAAACCAAAGAGATCTTAAATTAGCAACTGCTATAGCAAGTAAATGGCTAAAAGGTGAAGTAGAAGTTGAAGACTTTGATCCTAAATTTGCTCCTAAGAAAGAAGCAGTTGAACAGTTTGAACAATGGACAAATTCTATCTTACAAGAAGGCACATGGCATTTACCGTCAGATGATGCTGAAGTAAAAGCATTTGCTCAAGTAATGAGTAAACCTATTCCAGTAGGTAATACTGATGAGCCAGGTACAGATGGAGCAACAGACGTTATTGGTAAGTTCTTTGGCGATGATGAATTGTTTGATGAAATGTATGTAGTACATCAAAAGAATGGCGAAGAAGCAGATGCTCGTCCGGCAATTTATGCTTGGTTGAAAAAGGCCGCTGAAGCAGGTTATGATGAACCACATGATTCTATTTTAAAGAAAATGGTTCAAGCAGTAAATCCTAACTTTGACACAAATTACAAAATGGAAGAAGGTGATGTTGAAGAAGAGCAAAGTTTTGAAGATACTATTGATGAGCCACAGTTTGAAGATGAGTCAATTGCTGAAATCGATCATATGAGAAAACTAGCAGGTGTAATGAGTCAAACTCCAAAAGCCAAAAAGCAAGAAAATATTCATAAAACTACTCCAAGAAGTATTCACAAAAGACAGAAATAGTCTTGTAACACTTTTCCACTGATAATTATTATTATCAATAATTAATCGGTAATAATATCATGGAAGAAATTTATACACTATTAGCAGGAACATTATACGGTCTAATTGTAGGTCTAGTACCCAGTGCTGGAGCAACAACAGGATTAGTAGCCTTATTTGGATTTATCAGTTACTTTGGATTTGATCCTTACTTAGGCGTAATATTTTGTATGGCAGTAGTAGCCGCCAGTACAACAGGCGACACATACTCAGGTGTGCTTTTAGGAATTCCAGGTGCTAACAGTGCCGCGGCAACTATGGTTGACGGATATCCTTTAGCAAAACAAGGCAAAGCCACTTATGCTTTAACGGCCGCAATCACAACTTCAACACTTAATGGATTAATTTGGGGTACATTAACCTTTGCTTTATTGCCTTGGTATGTACAACTTATTATGTACTTTGGTATCCCAGAGCTCTGGGCTTTTGTAATGTTAGCCCTTGCTTGTGTAGGATTTGTTAGTAATAGATATTGGGTTAGAAGTATTATAGCAATCATGATAGGATTGATAATTGGACTTATAGGTGTTGACCCAGCAACGAATGTTGATAGATATACACTAGGTTGGGACTACTTGGCAGATGGGGTTCAACTACTTCCTTTTGTTGCTGGTTTGTTTGCCTTCCCAGAAATACTTGATGGGTGGAAACAAGGTAAGAGTATAGCAACAGTAGGAAAAGACAGTCATGGTAAACAAACATGGCAAGGTATAAAAGAAGTTTGGCGTTGTAAGTGGGACGCTCTAAGAGGTGGTGCCATAGGAGCATTTATTGGTTTTCTTCCAGGACTAGGTGGTGCTATGGGCGATTGGATGGCTTATGGTTCAACAGTGGCAACACACCCTAAAGAAAAATTTGGTAACGGTAATATCAGAGGAGTAATAGGACCAGAAGGTGCTAACAATTCACAAAAAGCAACTAGTATGATACCAACAGTATTGTTTGGTATACCTGGAGCAAGTTTTGCCGCCGTGTTAATGGCGCTGTTTATGTATTTAGGTTTTGAATTAGGTACACCGGATCTTGCTTACGATACAAGATTTTTTGACAGTTTAACATTTGGCTTTATGTGGGCGACAGTAATAGTTGGTGTCGTGTGTGTAGCGTTTAACAGATATATTGCTAAGATCTGTTATGTACCATACAAGTATTATTTTCCTTTAATTGTAGCATTTATAGTTTGGGCCTGTGTTCAATATACAGGTGGTTGGGAAGATTATGCTATACTAGGTATTTGTTCGGCATTGGGTTATTTTGCTAAGAAGTACAAGTTTAGTCGACCTGCTATGTTGATGGCATTTATTCTAGCAATGAAAGTTGAGGCCTTGACAATCCAGATGACATCGTTGTATAATATACAAATGTTACTACAAAGACCTTTATTTTTAGTATTATGTTTAGCAATTACTTGTTTATTTCTTTATGGTATTTCTAGAAAAAATAGATTGGAGTATTCGTAATGATTAGCAAAGACGACATTGACGCCCTTGCAGAAACCCCAGAGCAAAAAGAATATTGGGGAGAAAGCCGTTGGGAATTTACAAAAAGCAAAAGCAAATGGCATTTTGACCCTAGTTTAAAAACAAAAGACTATAAAGAAGTTTGTACGTTTGATGGCGAATGGCATAATGAAATATTTGAATGTTTAGGCAGAGTACAAACAAGTACATGGGCAAACAGAAATCAATTTGACGAACGAATTTACAGTGCTACACAAGAAGAAAACGATTTAATTAATGCTGGTGCTAAACCTGATATGGAAATTTTTAATAGAGCAAAAGCAGAAGATATTCCAGTGTTTCAACGTATAGCAGAATACTTTAGTATGAAAGAAGCCACAATAAAATTTCATAATCAAACTACAGGACAACTTTTAAATTGGCATATTGATAACTTTGCTGGGCGTAAAGAACGTGGTAACAGTTTTACAGAAATAGAAGCAGATAAAAATCCTAATCTAATGAGGCGTTTTGCTATTATGTTAGACGATTGGAGACATGGACAAGTTTTTCAATTAGGAAACAGCAACTGGCACCAATGGCGAAAAGGTGAATGTATAACTTGGGAGTGGAGAGATATTCCACACGCTACTTGTAATATGGGCTGGGACGATCGTCCTATGCTACAAGTTACAGGTTGGACAACAGATACAACCAACGATGTTGTACAATTTGGATCTTTTGGAAACGTAGTTAAAGTATAATGAACACTAAAATTTTAGACAGGCTTTGTATTATGTTTAAATCTAGTCCTCAGTTAATGGATAATGATGAGCTATTACAACAAGCAATCAACGGTACCTTTGGTGTTGACATTAAAGATATTAAGTTTACTAATGTAAAACAGTTAACGGAACTTACTCATTATCACGTGCTTAAAAAATATTTTACTAGTGTTTGGCAACCTATCACAAAAAAGTACAAGTATAGTGGGTTAAGTATTATAGATGAAGTTAACAACTTAAAGCCTTTAAAAGTTTTAGACTTAGGCTGTGGTTATAACGAATTCAAAGGAAAGATCAACAACTTAATTGGTGTAGACCCGTACAATGAAAGAGCAGATATAAACAGCAGTATACTAGAATATAAGTCATCTGAACAATATGATGTTACTATTTGTTTAGGTAGTATTAATTTTGGTACTGTAGACAAGATATATGCTGAATTAAAAAATGCTGTTAACTTAACAAAGCCCAACGGTTTATTATATTTTAGAGTTAACCCAGGAGAACAGCACAAGGCTCCTGAAGCACAATGGATAGAGTTTTTTAATTGGACTAATGAGTTTATTATTAATTCTGCTAGTGCTTTAAATTGTAGTATTTTAACCCTTGAACAAGAAGTTAATGATAGAGGCGTCAGATATTACTTTGTGCTAAGAAAGAACGATAAATAAAATTGTAATACAGAGCTGTATTATTACTTCACAATTACACAAACTTAGACGAGTGTCAGGGTTCGAAGTGTAAAAATAATCAAACACATTAAAATAAAAAACACAAGGTTTTGTGTGTTTTCTCATATCAAATAAAAGGAGATAAAAATGAGATCAATCAAAAAATTAATCTTAGGTGCTGTAGCATCTGTAATGATTAGTACTTCGGCAATGGCAGACTATACGTTTGTAATTCCTCAAAAGCCAGGTGGCGGTACTAGTGTATGGGCAGAAATTATTGCCGGACAACTAGAGCCGTTTTTAGGCGAGAAAATAAAATTACAACACTACCCAGGAGCAAGAGATATCCCTGGTTTTAATAAATGGCACAACGAATTACGTGGTGATGACAACGTAGTTATGGTATCACATGGTGGTAATGGTGTTGCTTTTTTACAAGAAAACGTTGATTATAACTATGCTGATTATGAGTCAATTGGTTTAATGAACTTGAACATTATTGCCGGCAAGGCAAAAGGTGCTGATATGGACAACCCATCATTTGCGGCAGGTTCAGGTATGGTACCAGAAGCATTTGCTTTTACTATGTTAATTTGTGGACCAGATAAATCTATTGACGAGTACACTGCTTGTTTCAAAGAAAAAGTAACATGGGTAAAAGGTATGTCAGGCGGTGAAAGACGTTTAGCATTTAAACGTGGTGAACTAAATGGCACTAGAGAAAATCCAGCGGCATATAAAAAACACGTCGAACCAAATGAAAATGCTGAAGTGTGGTTCCATCATGGTATTCTACAAGCAGACGGAAGTCATGCTGATGATCCAAACTACCCAGGCTTCCAGTTTGAGATTCTTTTCGAACAGCGTTGGGGTGTAGCACCTAGTGGTGATATGTATGATGCTTATAAACTTGTTAAATCATTCCGTGATGGTTTACAAAAAGCGTTATGGGTTAACAAAGGTAATCCTAATAAAGCAGAATTAGTTAAAGCACTAGAAAAAATGTCAAATGACCCAGATGCTATGGCGGCCATTGCCAAAAAAGTAGGAAACTACGATTGGGTTATTGGCGATGCTGGTGATTCTCACAGAGATACACTAATGACTTTTATTACAGAAGATGCTTTAAAAAATCTTGTTAAGTTTAACACAGAAGCATTAGGATTGTCTAGTGTATACAAAGACAATTTAGTAAAATAACATGATTGAGTTAGCGATTGCTAACGTAACTTATGTACTTTATAGACTAGCGGTTTCCGGACCGCTAGTTAAGTTCTTAAACAAATATCTTTCGTATTATGTTGCTGTTTTTATAATGGCACAGTTGAGTTTTATATACGATAATTTCATATTTTACAACTATTTTGAAGCAAATGGCTTTTTATGGCTTGACATCATAGTGGCTGATGTGTTATACTCTATAAGAGTTTTAATGGCATGGTGGGTCATAAAACAGTTATGGAATTGGATTGGCAATTATTGGATAGCAGTATTTTTAGGTGCTGAGTTGACATTTGTTGTTGATTACTTTATAATAGGAAGTGTATACACATGAAAAATTGGATTTTCTTTACAGGAGCACCCGGTAGTCGTTGGAGTGGTGTAAGTCAAACAATTAGAGATAATTGGGATAATGTAGACAACACAGATTTAACAGAAGATAAAAAATACACACATCACAAATATAGTGGCCACATTGGAAACTATTACGGGCCTGATATGTTAAACGGTCAATGGTTAGATAATTCGTTTGGCACTAATCGTATGTGGGAAGAAGAAATTAATAAAAGTTTTCACGGACCAGAGAATAGTTGGAAAGTTATTTTAAGTCATCATTTTGCTTATCATTTAGAACAAATTAAAAAACAATATCCAGATAGTAAACTGGTAATGTGCTGGCGCCCAGATTCTGTATGTTATGACTGGTGGCACGAAGCAGGTGGCTGGGATATTAGTTACCCAAATTATAGTTGGTATGAAAATAATAATAAAATGTGGGAAGAAATCTGTACACAAAACAGAGCCATACTTGAATTTGTATACAAGCATAATCTCACTTTTAGAAAACCAGGACGAGAATGGTTTAGAAATACTTGGGGTGTAGATAGAGATTTTATTTTTGAAAAGGACGTTTGGATCGCCGAATGCTAGGATTAACAGTCATATATGACACAGGTGCTGGTGGACAATATTTAAGTGGTGCTATTGCTACTGCTTTAGGTGACGCTGTAGCACCTTTTGAGTTTCATAAAAAAGACTTTGATAAAGATGGTGTTAATCTACAAAATAGAAACAGATGGTTTTTCAATACAAAAAATTCAGACTATAAAGAAGATAAAGTAAACATTTATGTTTCTGGACTTCATGCTAACCCTTTAGACTTTCATAAAAGCAATGGCCACACATACTTTGATCGAATAATAAAGGTAAAAATTGACTGTAGTACTCTTTGGGAATTTAGCATGATAAGTTTTAACAAGCATATTAAAAATAATCCAGATACTGACACTATAAGATATCTTTCAGATTTTTTTAACTTCAAAAGGCCAACTGTTTGTGATTTTGATTTGACTTTTGAGAGAGACTGTACTGGTTTAGATTTTGACGTATATTTTCCTTATAGGGCATTTTACGATGTACAAAGACAAAAACAATTCTGTAAAGAATTAGAAAGTAAACTTGACAAATCTGTAGACTATGCTATATTCTCTAGTATGTGTAGACAGTATGTTAAAGGAAATACTAAACTATATAACGATTATTTGATAAGGGATTTTTAGTGAATGATTTATGATAGATAGAGACAAACTAAATGATTACTTTGGA